TATCAAGCAACTGCGACTTCTTGAACTCTGCTGCTGATGGCTCCGGTACTAACTTGGGTCGTGCAGTTTTAGTAGGTCATAAAGAAGCTGCTGTGTTGGTAGAACAAGTTGGTGTTCGTTCACAAACACAATACAAACAAGAATACTTAGGCACTCTATACACTGCAGATACTCTCTACGGTGTTAAAGAATTGCGTGATGGTTCTTGCTATGCATTAGCTGTTCCAGCCTAATCTCTAGGCAGATAGCCCTTCTTTCTGAGGGGCTATTTTTATGGCTGTTAATTTTAGCAGTCATAGAAATAACAAGGAGACCCAAATGAAATTCAAATGTAAATTATCTGGTGTTGTTGTTGAGTTCACTCAAGAGCAAGATATTAAAACTACTTTAGAAAATGAAAACTACGAAGTTGTTGAAGACAAGCCAGTTGTAGAAGAGAAACCAAAGGCAAAGAAGTTAGTTAAAGACGAGGAATAATCATGGGTATCTACAGAGGTCCGGGAGGTACTGGTGATGCGGTAGCAGATACCTCAAATGAATCAGCTTCTGCTGTAGCGTCTGCTGCGGCTGCTGCTGCTAGTGCTAGTTCTGCATCATCAAGTGCTGATAGTGCATCTTCTTCAGCCTCTGCTGCAAGTGCTTCGGCTAGTTCAGCCAGTACATCTGCATCTCAAGCACAATCTAGTGCTTCCTCAGCTAGTACAAGTGCGTCTAATGCACAAAGTTATTCTGATAGTGCTGCCACCTCTGCAACAAATGCAGCTAATTCCTACGATAGTTTTGATGACCGTTATCTAGGCGCAAAGAGCTCTGCTCCTACTTTAGATAATGATGGCAATACTTTGCTTACTGGGGCATTGTACTGGAACTCTACAGATAACAAGATGTATTCTTGGTCTGGTAGTGCTTGGGTAGCAATTACTGGGGCAGGTAGTTCAGGTACAGTAACTTCTGTAGCTATGTCTGTTCCTACCGGGCTGACAGTTTCAGGAAGCCCAATTACTTCTTCAGGCACTCTTGCCGTAGCCTATGATACAGGGTATGGTATACCAACTACAGTTAAACAAGGACAGTGGGACACAGCGTATGGCTGGGGTAATCATGCTTCTGCTGGCTACTTAACTGCTAATCAAACAATTACATTATCTGGAGACCTCTCTGGAAGTGGTACAACCTCTATCTCTGCTACTCTAGCTAACTCAGGTGTTACAGCGGGTAGCTACACTAATGCCAATATTACCGTTGATGCTAAAGGTAGAATAACAGTAGCTTCCAATGGTACAGGTGGAGGTGCATCTACACTAAATGATTTAACTGATGTTGTATTAACCTCTCCTTCATCTGGTCAAGTGCTAAAATACAATGGTACTAATTGGATTAATGATACTGACAGCACTGGCTCAGGTAGCTTTGCTTATCCTACAGGAACTGGTATTGTTACAGTATCCAGTGGTTCTGCATGGGGCACTACACTAACAGCCCCTACTGGTGCTATTGTTGGTACAACAGATACTCAGACACTGACAAATAAAACTATCAGTGGCTCTTCTAATACTCTTTCTAACATTGCTAATTCTTCCCTTACAAATTCTAGCATTACCGTAAACGGAACTGCTGTAAGTTTAGGTGGTTCTATTAGTGTTGGAACTGTAACAAGTATAACAGCAGGAACAGGATTATCCGGTGGAACTATCACAGGTTCTGGCACTATTGCTATTGATTCTACTGTAGCAACATTAACAGGAAGCCAAACTCTAACTAATAAAACAATTAGTGGTTCAAGTAATACATTATCCAACATAGCCAACGCATCATTAACTAACTCTAGCGTTACAGTTAATGGCACAGCAATTAGCTTGGGTGGAAGTGCTACAGTAACAGCAAGCACTACAAACGCATTGACGATTGGCACAGGATTAAGTGGCTCATCATTTAATGGTGGAAGTGCTGTAACGATTGCAATAGATAGCACAGTCGCTACATTAAGTGGAACTCAGACTTTAACAAACAAGACTATTAGTGTTGATAGTAACACAATATCAGGAATTGCAGCCACTAGCTTTGTATTATCAAACGCATCAGGCAACATTGATGGAGCTGCTGCTCAAAAAGCAATCCCAAGTGGAGTTGTTGTTGGAACTACTGACACACAAACACTAACAAACAAGCGAGTAACTCCAAGAGTAAGTACAACAACATCAAGCGCCACTCCAACCATCAACACAGACAATGTGGATATATATGGTTTAACAGCACAGGCTGTTGACATTACATCATTTACAACGAATCTTTCTGGGACACCTACTGATGGTCAGAAGTTAATGATTTACATTGTAGGCACAGCAGCAAGAGCAATCACATGGGGTGCTTCTTTTGAGGCATCTACTGTAGCATTGCCAACTACAACTGTATCTACAAATAGACTTGATGTAGGTTTTATTTGGAATGCAGCCACATCTAAGTGGCGATGTGTAGCTGTAGCGTAGAGGGTATATGACTATTTGTGCAGTAGTACAATCTTATGTTGTTCCTAATAACACAATAGATGTTGTTATAAACAAAATTGTTGCAGAACCTACCGACTTAGCTCCTGAAGGAACATACTTAGTTGAGGTTCCAGATGGCATTATGTGTGATATTGGTTGGGTGTGGGATGGGCAGACTTTTATCGACCCTACTCCTGTACCTACCTCTGAACCTACTTCAGAGCCTATGCCTGATGAGGAAGTTATTTAATGACAACTAAAACCGTAATTATTACTTCAGGAACAAGCTGGACAGTACCATCTGATTATGCTTCAGGAACTAATGCAACTGTCCGTGTAATTGGAGGAGGAGGTGGAGGTGGAAGACCAAAGGCATCCGATACTGGTGCTGGAGGTGGAGGTGGTGGGGGCTTCTCTCAATCCACTAATATTAACTTTACGGCAGGTTCAACTGTATTTCTTTCTATAGGTAGTGCAGGAACAGGTGCAACTACAACTGACACAGCAGGAACAGCTGGTGGAACTACTTGGCTAAACTGGAATACATCAACTCAGTCCTCTTCTAATACAGCCCCAACATCAAGTACTACTGGTGTTTTAGCAAATGGTGGGGGTGGTGGAATTGCAATCAGAACAGGAGGCGCGGGCGGCTCTACTACTGGTGCTTTTGGGGGAACAACTAATGCAGGTGGTGCTGGTGGAACTGCTGCGAGTACTACTAGGTCAGGTGGTGGGGGTGGAGGTTCAGCTGGTGATGATTTAGGTAATGGTTTTACTGGAGGCGCATCAGGCGCACAAAACGCATCAGGGGGTGGCGGTGGCGGTGGAACGGGCGGTGCAGGGGTTGCTTCTCCTGCAACTAGTGCTGGAGCTGGGGGTGCTGGTGGTATAAATTACTCTGGAACTGCTGGTACAGGTGGAACGGCAGGAGCTGCTTCTGGTGGTGCAGGAGGTTCAGGGGCTAACGGTGCAGGCGGGGGCGGGGGCGGTGGTGATTCTACTAATCCAATACAAGGCGGAGCAGGTGGCTTAGGCGGAGATGGTACAGAATACACCATAACCGCTGGAGGAACAGCAGGCTCTGGAGGGGGTGGCGGCGGAGGAGGTGGTACTACTCAATCAGGCTCCTCTGATATTGGGGGCGCAGGTGGTTCTGCAGGTAGCTACGGTGGTGGCGGTGGCGGAGGTGGCGGTGCTCCATCTGGCGGCGGCGATTTAACAGGTAATGGAGGAAATGGGGCACAAGGGGCAATCATCATTACTTATGATGCTGTAGATGCAACAACTGGAAACTTCTTTTTTATGTTTGGATAAGATTGGATAGAGAATGACACCGGAAGAACAAAAGGAATTACATAAACAAGCTATTAAAGAAGCTATACAGGAATGGCTTAATCAACAATATAGTCTAGTAGGTAAATGGACTTTAAAAGGAATTACAGCAGTTGCTTTAGCAGTGCTATTCTATTTATACGCTGCAGCTCATGGGTGGATAATTAAGATATGATAGCACAATGGGATAAATATCCTAACTTTAAAAAGGCTGAGTTCGACTGTAAGCATACAGGCGAGAACAATATGCAACATGAGTTTATGCAAAAGCTTCAAGCAATTCGTACTGAGTTTGGTAAATCAATACAAATTACTAGTGGCTTTAGATCAGTTAAACATCCAGTAGAAGCCGGAAAGACTCATAGCCATGGAGAACACACTCAAGGTAATTGTGCTGATATCGCTTGTACTAATAGTAATGATAGGTTCAGACTTATCAGCCTTGCTCTTAAGCATGGTGTTACTCGGATTGGGGTAGCTAAAACATTTTTACACCTAGGTATAGGTGGAGTAAGTTTACCTAATAACGTAATTTGGGAGTATCAATAATGGATCCATTAACCATACTAGCAGCCTTAGGTCCACTAGCAGTAGACTTAGGTAAGAGTTTAATTAATCGCTTTATTGCACCAGATCAATTTAAACCTGCAACTATTGAGCAATATGCTCAGATGAAACAAATTGATTTAGAGTTCTTTAGAGTAATGAATGAAGCAGGTGGAGGTAATCCAAGTTATCCTTGGGTAGAAGCTGTTGTTCGTTTAATGCGACCAGCTATTGGTATTATTGTCTTAGGTACATGGGCTTATCTAGCAGTATGGGGACACGGAATAGTCCCACAAGAAGTATCTAACTTTGCTTCAGTAATTGGTTTCTATTTGTTTGGTGAGCGTAGTTTGTTTTATGTCAAAGGTAAGAAATAATTTAAGGAGATAGTTATGCCAATGGTCGGAAATAAAGAGTATGCCTACACTAAAAAGGGTATGGACATGGCTAAGAAAGCAGCTAAGAAGTCTGGTAAGAAAATGGTAATGGGCAAGAAAGCTAAAAAGAAATGAAGAAAGATTCTAGACTAACTAGAGCAGGGGTATCTGGGTATAACAAACCTAAGCGTACTCCTAACCACCCAACAAAGTCTCATGTTGTTGTGGCTAAGTCTGGAGATCAAGTAAAGACTATTCGCTTTGGTCAACAAGGTGTATCAGGTAGTCCAAAGAAATCTGGAGAGTCTGCTTCTTACCGTAAACGTAGGGAATCTTTTAAAGCAAGACATGCAGATAACATTGCTAAAGGTAAAATGTCTGCAGCTTATTGGGCAGATAAAGTAAAATGGTAAAGACTAAGAGTAAAGTAAATCAAGCAGGTAACTATACTAAGCCAGCTCTTCGCAAGAGATTGTTTGAAAAGATTAAGGCAGGTAGTAAAGGAGGTGATCCGGGTGAGTGGTCCGCACGAAAGGCTCAGTTACTTGCTGTGGAATATAAGAAGGCAGGCGGGGGCTATAAATAATGGCCCTCGCTAAGTCTCAACAGTCCCTTAAAAACTGGACAAAACAAAAGTGGAAAACCTCTAATGGTAAACCATCTGAAGGAAAGAAACGGTATCTTCCTGAAGCTGCTTGGAAATCTTTATCGGCAAAAGAAAAAGCTGCAACAAATAAAGCTAAGGCTGAAGGAAATAAAAAAGGTAAACAGTTTGTAAAGCAACCAAAAACAATAGCAAAAAAGGTAGCTAAGTTTAGAAAGTAGTTGACAAATACTACAAAGTGTGGTATAATTGTGGTATAACTTAGGATATTATAATGACTTATCTAGAAATTGTCAATAGTGTTTTACGAAGACTTCGTGAGAACGAGGTCTCTTCTGTTATTGAAACTCCATATAGTAAGCTAATTGGAGAATTAGTAAACGACGTTAAACGTGAAATTGAAGATAGTTGGAACTGGGATGTTCTTCGTACAACCTTGACAGCTTCTACAACACAGTCTTTGTTTAACTATGTATTAGAGGGAGCAGGTACTCGTTTCCGTATTCTAAATGTAGTAAATGATAATCAGAATACTACAGTTGAATATAGAGATAGTCAATGGTTTGATAGAGTGTTTGCTACTCAGCCTGTACAAGAAGGTGCTCCACTTTACTACAACTTAAATGGTGTAGATGTAGATGGTAATGCTCAAGTAGATTTATACCCTATCCCTGATGGTGTGTACACAATTTACTTTAACATTGCACAACCTCAACCAGATTTAGTAAACAATGGTGATGTTCCTTTGGTAGATAGCAGAGCTATTATTTTAGGAACTATAGCAAGAGCTATTGAAGAACGTGGTGATGATGGTGGCTTTATGGCAGCAGAGGAAAGATATAGAAGTCTTGTCTCTGACTTAATTGCTATTGAAGCTAATCGTAGACCTGATGAAACTACTTGGATTTTACGCTAATGGCTGGTAAATTACAGGCAATTAGTAATGCTACACTGGGCTTCTTGGGTTTAAACACTCAAGACAATGGTGTTACGCTTGACAGCGGATATGCTACTAAAGCTCTAAACTGTGTAATTGATAAGAATGGTAGACTTGCTAGTAGAAAAGGCTGGACACCAATCACTACTAATAATGGTGATTTAGCTGACGATGAGAATATTGAAACACTATTTGAAGTACTGTCAGTAGGTGGTGCTAGTACAATTATATCAGCAGGTGGTGGTAAATTATTTACAGGGACTACTACTTTAACTAGACTAAATGTCTATGGTCCTGATAGTGGTGGTCCAGTTGCGTTATCTCCGCAGCCTACATTTACAGGTAATCGTTGGCAATTCTGTACATTGCAAGAGAAAGCAGGGGCTGCTGCTGAGACATACGCTGTAGCTACACAACGTGGTAATATTGCAATGGTGTATCGTGAAGGGGCTCATAGTGGTCCTTTTGTTCTACAAAGACTTGGCACTGACTATGGAACAAAGCCTACAGGTGTAGGTACATTTGACCCAGATTGTTGTCATGCAGCTTTTGGTCGTGTATGGGTAGCGGGTTTAACAGAGAATAGAACGACTGTATTTTACAGTCAATTACTAGAGCCTGCATTGTTTGATAACACTGGGTCTGGTTTATTAGATATTTCTGCTGTAGTTGGTGGTAATGATGAAATTGTAGCCATTAGTTCTCACAATGCGTTCTTGGTTATCTTCTGTAAACGAAACATTGTTATTTACTCTGGTGCAGATACTCCTTCAACTATTACATTAGCAGACGTTATTCCCGGTGTGGGATGTATTGCTAGAGATAGTGTACAACAAACAGGTAATGATATTGTATTCTTATCTGCTAGTGGTGTTAGAAGTTTGGCTCGTACTGTTCAAGAAAAGTCAATGCCACTTCGTGAACTATCTTTAAACATTCGTGATGATTTGGTTTCCTATATTGAAGGTGAAACTGCTACTAACATTAAGAGTGTATACTTTGAAAGAGATGCGTTCTATCTGTTAGTAATGCCTAGTCTTAATCAAGTATTCTGTTTCGATACCAGACGCTTGCTAGATAATGGGGCAGCTAGAGTTACTGTTTGGGATGGTTTAGTTCCTAAAGCCTTACTAGCTACTTCAAGTAGAAAACTTTACTTAGGTTTTGCAGGGGGTATTGCTGAATATACAGGGTATGTAGATAACACTGCTACCTATCGTATGGAATATTATACAGCTAACACTGACTTTGGTAGTCCCTTTACACTGAAGTTTTTAAAGAAAGCAAAAGTAATCTTAATTGCTTCTGGTACACAAGACGTAGTATTAAAGTATGGCTTTGACTACTCTTCAAATTTCACATCCAGAGTATATACAAAAGACTTTATTGGGGCTAGTGCTCAATATAATATTTCTGAATACTCTAACTTACCGGGTCAGACTGGCTACACTGGTGCAGAATATAACTCTGGTATTGCGATTGCTGAGATAGATATAAACTTAGGTGGCTCTGGTAAAGTTCTACAATTTGGTATTGAAGCTGTTGTTAATGGAACTCCAATAAACCTTCAACAAATGACAGTATATACTAAAACAGGAAAGATGACATAATGAGTAACTATACAAAAGCAACTAACTTTTCTACAAAAGATAGTTTACTAACTGGTAATCCTTCTAAATTAATTAGAGGGTCTGAGATTGATGCCGAGTATAATGCTATTGCTACTGCTGTTGCCACTAAAGCAGATACAAATAGCCCCGCCTTTACAGGAACACCTACTGCTCCAACAGCATCAACAGGCACTAGCACAACTCAATTAGCTACAACTGCTTTTGTTGTTAATCAAATTGGTGCTATTGCTGCTGGTGTTACCTCTTTTAATGGGGGTACTACTGGGTTAACTCCAAATACTGCTACCTCTGGTGCTATCACTTTAGCAGGTACACTTGGAGTAGCAAATGGTGGTACAGGTAGATCTACTTTAACCTCTGGTAGTGTTTTAGTAGGTGCTGGTACTTCTCAAGTATCTTTAGTAGCTCCAAGTACTTCAGGTAATGTATTAACATCGAATGGCTCTGCATGGACTAGTTCTAACCCTATGCTTGGGTGGGGACAAACATGGACTAATTTTAACACAACTGACAGAGCAGCCAATACTACTTACACAAATAACACAGGCAAGCCAATTATGGTCAATATATATAGAAGTGCAAGCGATGGCACCTCCGCTGTTGATTTAACAGTAGGGGGAGTAGTGGTTGCTAGAGCTAACGCTGATATTAATGATGGTTTTACAGTTTCAGCTATTGTACCTAATGGGGCTACATATAGTTTTGGTGGAGCATTTACTCTTTGGGTAGAACTACGTTAATTATTTTTAAGGAATATGAGGTTTAATTATGTCACTTTTTTCATCTATTGCTGACTGGTTTGGAGGAGAAGAACCTGATTATAGTCAGGCAGAATTTCGTCCTTATAATGTAGTTACTCCATTTGGTAGGGCAAGGTTTAATACTGATACTGGAAGAATTAATGCTAGTCTAAGTCCTGAACTACAGGCTTTATATAATCAGTATTTAGGTGGTGCTGCCAGTTTAATGCCTACTGAAGACCAGTTAGCGTTTGCTCAGAATGTTTCAGGAACAGGGCAAGGTTTATTTGGCACTTACACTGACAGATTAAACCAAGCACTTAACTATGATGTAGGACAAGCTACTTCTGACTATTACAACCAAGTACAAAACATTCTTGCACCTCAAAGAGCTGAACAAGCATCTCAATTAGCTGATACGTTATTTAAAACTGGTAGAACTGGAGCAGCTATAGGTGTTGAAGGTGGTTATGTAAATCCAGAACAGTTTGCATTATTAAAAACCAGAGAAGCACAAAATGCAGAGATAGCCTTAAGTGCTGAGGATAGGGCTAGAGCTATTAGAGCTGCTCAAATTGCAGAGGCAACTGGAGGTATGACTAATGCTCTTGGTTTATTTGGTACTGGTTCAAGTATCCCTGCTACTTTATATGGGCAATCACAAGGGGTAGTAAATAATGCTATGGGTATTCCTGCTTCTTTGTTTAATCAAATTGGATATGGTATACAAGCAGGCCAAGCATCTGCTGCCGCTGGAGCTAATGTTGCTAATATGCAACAACAACAATATAATAGTAACCTAGGTTTCTGGGGTGGTTTGCTAGGAGCAGGTGCAAACTTATATGGTGGTTCTCAGGGTTGGTTTAGAAGACAATAGGAAGAGTAAAAAATGGCACAACAAAATGTATTAAGTGTTTTTGGCCCTTCTCCAGAAGAGTTGCAAAGACAGCTACAACAACAGCAACAAGATAGAACTTTGTTTGCTGCTAGGGTTTCTCCTTCCTATTCTGCTGGTTATGGCTTAGGTTCTTTACTATCTGGTGTAGTAGCTAATGTATTTGGTTTAGAAGATCCAGAACTTAAAAAAGCTAGAGATGTAAGAGAAGCTTATAAGGCTGTGCTAGAAAGATCTGGTGGAACTATTGGTGATAAAGGTGCCTTCTATGATCAAATGCAATATGAGTTAGGCCAAAGAGGTTATGGTGATTTAGCTGTTACTTCTGGTATGGCTGCAGAAGAATCTCGTTATCAACAGATGCAACGAGAGAACGAACTATTAAATTCACAAGCAACTCGTGCCTATAAAGAAAACTTAGCTGAAGAAACTAAAGGAAGAGTGGAAGAAAGAAATAGAGCTGCTGCTTATAACATTGGTAATGCTTTATTGTCTTTACAAGAATCACCAGACTTGTTTAGTAAATCATTTAATCAAGCTATACCTAAGTTAAAAGAACTTGGTGTGGATACTACTCCATTAGAGAATGCTGACAATCCAGAAGAACAAGTACAATCTTTAAACTATCTAGTAAGTTTAGGTACTTCTCAAAAAACTAGATCACAACAACAAATTGCAGAACAAAAAATAGGTGTACAAAATAGAGCCTTAGCATATAAGCAAAAGAAAGATGAGATTGATCAGCTTCTTGCTAGAGAAAAATTTGATGAGAAGACTAAAGAGTTTTACATTGGTGAGCGTAACAAGTATGCTAGAGCTGAGATAGCTGCAACTAATGTAGATAAAAGATTAAATCAACAAATGCAAGGGTATGAAGAAACTACTCGCAGACAAATTTTAGATAATATTGATACTACAGATCAAACTAAACTAGATATTAAATTACTTAGTGAAGAATACAATCTTCCTCTTGGTGAGGCTACAAAAGCTGTTAAGGCTCTTCAAGCTAAGATTAAAGATTATGGTTATGAAAAGAATTCTGATGGTACTTTTAAATACACTTTATCTAAGGCTAGAGATTTAGCTATGCAAGATATATCTGGTGCTATTACACAACAAGGTGGTTTCTTAGGTATTGGTAAAAAAGGTAAGGTAGGTAATATTAAACCAAACGAAAAGAAAATAATTAAATTAGACTAGGATATCCATGGCTATTTATGAATACCAAGGCCAACAGTATGAGATTGAAACTGATGATCCTTCTGTAGCTAAACAAAAGATATTAACTCATTTAGGACAAGGGGCAGAGCAACCTGCTCCTGTTGATACTCTTAAGCCTAAAGTAGAAACAAGTAAACCAGTTGTTGCTCCTAGAGTTGAAGTAGGTAAAGGAGATATGATTGGTTTTTCTCCATCTAAAGATTTAGATGTTGGATCAACAGGGTTGTTATCTGCGGCTGATCTAGTCTTATCTACTCCCGGATTTATTACCCAAACCGTAGGTTCTCTTGGTAATGTTATATTACAAGGAGTAACTACAGGAAAAGTAGATACTAAAGCTGCTAGACAGTTTGGGTTATCTTTAGCTCAGAATTTATCATTACTCCCTGAAGCAGGGGAAAAGATGCCCGGAGAATTCTTGGCAAGTAAGTTGGGTAAAGAAAAACAATATCAAAAGTCTTTTGTAACTCAAGCACTAGGTAATATAGATAGTGCTATAGAGGCAACAGCTCAAGCTGCTCAAGATAATAATATCATGGAAAAAGATACTGCTCGTATATTAATAGATACGGGTTTAGTATTTGCTCCCCTTATTCGTAGAACTAAAGCTAAACCTATTGAAGGTTTAACTCCTACAGAAATTTCTCAAATAAATACAGCAGAAGCTATTGTACCACAACCTCAAAATGCTCCACGTAAAACAACAAACTTGGGGGTAGAGTTTCCTACAGTACCTGATGTTAAGCCTACTTCTTTTGCTGACTCCCTATATAGTCTTGATAACTTATATAAACAAGATCTAACTGAAGCAGTTAATCTTGATAAGATGACTAAAGATATGGGTATTCCTTTAGAACTGAAGGAAAAGTTCCGTCGTTTTGATGAAGGTCAAGCTAAAGGTAATGAGTTAATTGATAATCAAATATCTGATGTACAAAAAAGAATTAACTTATTACAAGCGGACAATGCTAGATTGTTTAAAGAGGCAGATTATAAATCTAATTTAAATCCTGAGGGTACTGTAAAAGATTTTAGATCTTTACCAGAAGAGTTTAAAACTACAATTAAAAGTAACTATGATTCAATTAAATCTTTAAGAGAAGATATAGATGTATTAATTAATAAACGAGGGTCTACAGAAAGTTTATTACCTTATGAAGCTTCCGTATACTCACGTATGTACCTACCTCTAAAGGCTGAGATTAAGAACCTTACTAATGAACTAATTAGTATGGGTAAAGCAGAGCCTGTCCGCATGACAGGGGACTTTGCTTCTCGTCGTATTATGCCTAAAGAAAAAACTGTAATGGAAAAGATTGTAGGCAAAGATTATACAGAACAAGAAACAGGACTAACTTATGTATCTGATGCTGCAGCTACTCGTGGATACAAGGTACTAGAAAATCCTCGTAGTAAACAAAGAACTGTTGTATCTTTAGGAGAAGAGACTCCTCAAGGTACTATTCCTATTACTGAATTTAAAAATAAAAAACCAATACGAACTATAGAAGTTCCTAAGGAAGTACTTGATAATCCTGATGGTAAAGTATTAGGTAGACAATTAAAAGAAGCTACCGTAGATGAAATAGAACTTAACCTAGGTCAAAAGTATAGTCCTAACTACAATGCTGTCTTAGGCCAGAGAGTAGCAGAACTTAGAGATCAAATTCGTAGGGTTGAATGGGTAAAAGATTTAACTGAATCTCCTAATTTTAAACAAATTGGTGTAAGTCTTAAAGACTATCCTCAATGGAAACCTTTGCCTGAGGGGTTTAGAACCCTTAAGTATACAGACAAGATGCCTGAGTTAAGGGACTATGCCTTTGAAAATAGATTTGCTGAAATCTTAGATGATTACAATAAACCTACAAGTACTAATCCACTTGTTCGTGCTACTAATAGTCTTGTAACAAACATGATGCTTATACCAATAGCTCACATGCACAATGAGTTAGCTCACTGGGCTATTACTCGTGGTGTATCAGGATTTATTAATCCTGTTAAAGTTGGTAAAATGCTCAAAGATTTTCCAGAAGCATACAATGAAGTAATTAATAGGGGTGAACTATACCAACAAATCCTCCGAGAAGGTGGTAGTTTAATGTCTGCCAATATACGAAACTCTAATTACTTAGAAAGTGCGTTTAAAGAAAGTGCAAATGTACTTAAGAATACACCACAGTTTAAAGAAATAGCAGCTCGTCTTGGTAGAACTCCTGTAGATCTATATGCAGGTATGTCTAAGTACTCTAATACTTCTATGTGGACTGTTCGTGATGTACTCTATACACAGTTAATCATGGAAAAAATGAGAACAGAAGGTATAAGTCTTAAACAAGCAATTGATTCTGTAGAACGTCACATGCCTAACTACCGTTTACCTAGCCGTATAGGTGAAAAGATGCTAGGTAGTAAGCTATCTCGTATGTCATCACAAGCTTTAGGTAATAGAAATGTATTCCTATTTTCTCGTTACCATCATGGTATGGTTAAATCTGCTTTAAATACTATTAAAGATATAGGTATGTTAGATAAAGAAGTACTCAAATCAAAACAATTTAAAGAAGGTATTGACTCTGCTTTATCAACTGTAGTAGCTATGTCATTAGTATACCCAATGCTAGATCAAATGGCTGAGTTTGTTTCTCAAGTATTTGATGGGGATAACAAAATAGAAGAAGCTAAGGTTAGACGAGCAGGTGTACTTCATGTCTTTGATACTATTAAAGAAGTAGCAGAAGGTAAGAAGGATGCTTATGCTCTTTCTAGTATTCTTGTAACTATGAACCCTGTTCTTCAATCTATGATTGAGTTAGCTTTTAATTATGAATTATACAATAGAAAAGAAATCATTAATGTTAAAGATCCAAACTCAACTATACTATTAGACTATGCAGATTACTTATCAAGAAAAGTTCCTCAAGTTGGACAAGCTATAAGAGCAACCGATGAAGATTATGGAACAGGTTTAGCAGGTGTCTTACTTAGAAACTTCTTTGATATTAGAACTAAAACTGCAGATCAAATTGAAAGAGAACAAAAACAAGTTGAAAGAAAAGAAGCTGAAGCATTTAACCGTGAATTAGGACTCGATAACTAAAAACCGACCTTCACAATCGCTGTATATTAAAAGAAAAAAGGCCACCTAATATGATGGCCTTTCTTTTTACCTATTGTTTAATATAGAGCTTTGTAGATATCTCTATGACGATTCTACTGTTTTTTAGGGAATTCTACTAGAACTCTTACAATAAAAAGGTCAATGATTAAGAAATTAGATAGCTCATCATCTAAAAATTCTATACCGACTGAGCATCCACCTATAAGTTCTAACATTACTATCATAATTTATCCTTATTAAATTTCACAACTGCCTCCAGTACATGCTAAAGTTTGTGTACCTTCCGTATTGTCATCGTGTTCTATAAAATCCTCCCATGTAATGTTAGTTGGTATATTTTTAATTAGTTCTTCATACTGCTCTTTAGTAATATCCTCGTAAGGAGCTTGTTGATAAGTATGATTTGAATGAGGTAAGAAAGATACACCACTTACTTCATCAAAATATTTCCATACCCATGCACCAACCTCAGGCCACTCGTTATCTTTTACTGTAATAGTAACAGATGGTTTATGTTCACACCAGTGACGCTGATATACTAACCATAAATCTAACTGTTCTATAGCTGTCTTATCATGTCTTGTAATTGCACCTTCTGGTGCTTTCATTGGGAATGAGAACACTGCTGTAGAGTCAGGTCTAAATACTTCATCCTCTACTGGAACACCTTTATCCTTTAAGTATTGATAGATGGGGTCTTTTTTATCCATGCGTATGCGTCGCAAATAGTAATTGCTGTGCCGAGAATGGATGCCACTAGCACTATCAACCAACTGAGAGACGGTGCCAGAGGGTTTAACACAAGTGATAGAAGCAGAAGCTGGAATACCAAGCTTTGAAGAAAGGTCTTCATTAATGGTCCTAGCATAATCTCTTAACTCCTCTAAAAATTTAGGATTAGGATTGTTAGTAATTGGGCTGTCCATAATCCCTGTTAATGATACACCCAATAAACGTTCTTCTTCCGTATTCTTTTTCCAGTCTTCAGATAAGAATTGGAAGTCAGTTAAAGTAGATTGAATTGTTCCTAGTATGGTTGCAAGTCTAACTTTATTTCTGATAGTAGATTCGGTATCTTCTTTCCGTATAACCACTTCTGTAAGATTGCAGAATTGTTTATCACGGAGGATAATCTCTGAGCATGGGTTGGTTCCATAACTAAGATCTGAACTTCTTCTTCCCCAACGAGCTGCCTGATTTTGAGAAGCAACACGATTAAAGATTCCTCGTTCACCTGATTTAGATTTAACAAGAGATAACCACTCTTCCATAAAAGTTTCACTATCGGGTCGCTCTGTGTAGGCGACTGAGTTGTTTGCCAATCCTCTATGTGGATATTCATTATACCATGCTCCCATCTTAGCTTCACGCATACGTCTGTCTGTTAAGTTAGATAGAGAGATTAAGGCAGAGCGACGTACACCACCTACTACTACGATCTCACCTATCATACACATAATATCATGTACTTCTATTGATGTGAGTTTTCGTCCACGAGCCTCTGTAAAAGTATTAATCGTGAAGTCAAATAGTCGCTTAAGTGGCTCAGGTCCTGATGCTCTTCCACCAAAAGTTTTAAGTCTTGCTCCAGCTGGTCGAACCTTTGAGTAATCAATCTCAGGGATATCTCCTTCCCACAAAGAAGAGAGAAGTTTTTTGAATGCTTTTGCCCATCCAAGTTTGCTGTCTTGTACAACGATGACATCATCTGCCTTTCTTAAAGTCTCAGGAATTGTAGGAAGATTAGAAATCTCTTGTCTTTCACAGGAGAAACCAACCCCAGTACCATTCATTAAGATATATAAAGCCTCACTAAAAGCACGCTTATTATTAATAGCTAGATAACTACAATTATAAGCAGAGATATTATCTCGATCACAAGCTTCTCCCGCTGTCATAAGTAAACGCATTGAAGGCATAACTTCTAGGTTAAGTATTGCTTGTCGCAATTCATTTAAATCTACTGCTTCAACTTTATCACCAAGTTTAGTATGTAGATAATCAGTTAACCTAGTAACTGTTTGTTCCCAAGATTCACGTTTCTGTTGCTCTGGTAAAAACCTAGAGTAACGGGAGCGATGAATAATGGATTGATATAATGAAGGTAATTCCATATTTCTCCTTAATGCGGGTACGTTATATAAATTAATAGGTGGAAATAAAAGTAAAGGCCAATCTATAACTCTAGTTCCGATACTATCTTGTCCCATTTATCTTCTATCTTATCTTCGAAAGCATTAACAATATCTTCAGTAGTTAATCCTAGAAAGTCTATGATGTCTACTTCATCTATCTGCTGTACAATTTTTTCTTTAAGTTCTTGTAGTGTCAACACTTTCAAATTCCTTTAACAACTCTATAAAATGGATTGCTTTATCTAGATCTTGGATACCCCCTTTATCTTTCCATCTGCAAAGGTACTTAATAGCTGTAGCTTCTAAGTAAGGTATACCATTTATATGACAAAACTCTGCTGGTTGTATCTTAAATTGTTTATAATGATTACCACCAACTTGTTTCTCTAGTGCATTAGTGTGCATTAACAACCCTTTCTATATTACGATCTCTAATGTTCTTGTTACCTCTAAACCAGTTACCACAATCACTACATTGGTATCTTTGGAATTTACTTACAGATGTTATAGAGTAGCCTCGTTTTTGTATATGAGCACTACCACAGTTAGGACAAACAACTTGTTCATCATTAAAGATAGATAGATTCAAATGATGTTTAATCCATGGTCTGAATTTATAGTATACTTTTTCTAGTAAAACTACATCATTCTTGTTATACTCTTCCATCATTGCCCATGCTTCAGGATTATTAGCCATGCATTGAATCCAAAGATCATGTCCAATGTGAGAAGTTTTCTTACCAAGGCCTAGTTGTTGTGCTACATAATCTAATTTATTAGACACAAACCTAAACTGTTTCTTGGCTACTTGTAACAAGTCGATGTTCTTTACTGGGCTAGGTGGATTTAATCCTGCTAGTAAGAACTCTTTGTTAAGAGTTGGCATATCAAACTTGTTACCATTGTAGTGAATTACTGCATCTGCCTCATCAATTAGAGCATGAATCTTTTTTAACATCTCTTCATGACTAGAAGCATATACACTATCAAAGAAGATTTCATTATTATCTAACCATTTAGCTGCAAAGCACATAGTATATGAGGACTCTAGCAGTTGATTGATAGCAATGTTCTGTTGCCATATGCCCCATACATGAGCTGTATTAGGACTTGTTTCTATATCTAGCAGGAGTATCTTAGCCATTAGTGTACCTCATCTCCATCTTCAGGGAACAAACTAACTTGCTG